TGGGATAGCCGAATCGGCCGGAAATGGGCGAAAGATCGTGGACATGGAGTTTTTAACCGGTGGGCGCAAACTGCGTCATCGTGCGGTGCATCTGTTTTTGCTGCCGTTCGAGCGACGAAGTCATAGCCGCCTTGACGGTGCGGTGAATCTCTTCCGTCGTGGCATGCGGCTGTGTGACGTGAATATGCACGTCGCCAAAAGTGGCCCCTGCGTAACGGGCGGAGGCTTGGTACATCTCAGCCGAATAGGGGTTTTTCCCGTTTTCGATCCGTACGATGGATTGCTGCAAGGCGGCCAGCACGCTCGCCTGAGAGAGATCGAGCTTCGAGTCGGCCCCGATACCCAAGCGCTTCGTCACGCCGGCGATATAGGCTTCGGTGTTATTGTGATCGCCCGCCGGCGCATAGCGCGAAATGATCGACCGGATCGTATCGACGCCGCGGGCCGCGTAACTGCGCAAGAGCTTGGCGAGCGCATTCAAGCCATCCTGAGCATTCGCAAAGACAGCGAAGCGGCCGTTGGGTCCGCCTTCTCGATGTGCTCCAGTTTGGCCCGCATAGTTGATGTTGCCGGGATTGTTGTTGCGGATGCCACGCGGATCGTGAGCGTCCCCGGCCGCCGGCGAAGCGTCAACCGGAACGGTGTCGGTCCAGGCCGCCGAGCCCGTGGGGATCGGTTTGTCTCCTGCCCTATCCTGCCCCTGCTTGTGCGTCTCGAAGTTAATGAGCGGCTGCAGGTCCGGATTATCTTTGGCGAGCTTCTGCGCCAAGGCGGTCTTTGATAGCGCCGCGCCGCCGAACGCGAAGAGGGCGTCTTCGGCGCTCTTTTTTACTTCGGCCGTCACTTGGTGCGACAGCTTCTTGACATTTCCCCAATCGCCCGTGAAGAGCGCCTTGAGTGCTGCGATCACCAGCTCGATTTCGGTGACGGCGGCGGTACTGAAGTGCGTCACCGCTCCCAGCGCCAGCCCGAGGGTGTGGATAAATAACGCCGCCCAATGCACCACAAATTGAATCGCGCTAGCGATCTTCTTGAAAGTGAGTTCCGAGCCTTCGAGCGACTCGTCTTCGGCGAAGATGTTGAGCAGATGGATGAAGAGAACGCCGAGATCCTTCAGCAGTGAGCCCAGCCCCTCGACGATGTCCCCGGTGTCCGTTAGGGCGGGCCCGAACTGATCGGCGAGCCAGGCGATCACCTCTGGCATGTGCTCTTTGAACCAGCCGTTGAATTCTTCGAGCTTGCGATGCACGTCGCCGAGGGTCAGGCCGAATTGCTCGAACAGCGCCGACACGACGCCCATGGAGAGAAATTCCAGCTCCTGCTTGAAGCGCGTAAATTCAAAACGCAGATCGCGCAGCGAGCGCATGTTCTTTGCGTAGTTGACGCCCAGGCTCGTCGCCATCTCATCCTGGTCGCGGCTGAGTTCGAGGAAGCGGGCGTTGAGTTCCGGATCCCAGGCGATTTCTTCGAGCGAAGCGCCCAGCGCCTCCATGCCCATCGACAGTTTGCGCGCCTGTTCCGTGGTCATGAACATACGCAGGCCCATGAGACGGTACTTCTGATCGGCCATCGCCACGTGATCGGCCATGCCGACAACGGCGCCAGTAACGCTGATAAAAGCGCCGGCCGCCGCCGCACCCCACTTGACCAAATTGGCAACGACGCCGCCCGTGGCCGATTCGACGAGGCCCGCCGCGTCTTTCAGTCCGAGTTCGAATTTGCGAAGCTCGGGCTGATTGACCTGGAAACCCAACTGCACAAAGTACGATTTGAGAACGTCAATGTCCATGATTGTTTTTTGATTCGAGGTACGCCTGAACGCGGTTGTCGTTCGCGGCTTTCACGTCGAGCAGCTCATGCACATCCATGAGATCGTCGAACGTAAATACGTCCTCGGCCAGATCGCGGTGGGTCCAGAGGCCGGCCGCGACCGGACGGAAGGCGAACGGATCTAGGTTGGGATAGTTGAGGAGGGCGGGGCCTGCAGAGCCGCCAGACCCGGCATGCTGTTCATCACAGTCGCTAACCCGCCTTCGAGAAAAAAAGGGGAGAGGTTGTAAACGAGGCTATGCACGGTCAGAGCGATCACCGCCGTCAGATCGAATTCGAGATCCTTCGCCGGCCAGCTGTCCGGGCGTACAAAGACGGGCAGCGGCACGCCATGTTCGTTATAAGCACGCACCACGGCCAGCGCGTGCCCTTGCAGATTGAAGAACTCGTCTTCCGACAGCACGGCGCGGTTCGAGGCGAGCGCGGCGCCGGCGTCTTTGAGAGCCGACTCCAGCGCGACCGGCAGCATTTTGGTGAGGACTTGCGCCAGCACCCAGGAGCCGTCGCGCGCGCGAAACTTGCCGATCTGATACTTCTTACCGCCGACTTCGACGTCTTTGAAATTGCTCATAAAAATTAGATCTCGTTGATGATGCGGGCGCAAGGCAGCGTCCAGGTGACTTTCTGGCCGGTCTGTTGATAGACCTTATCGGGCACTTTGCCAAAGGAAACGCCGGTGGCCGTGTGTCCCGAGCCATCGAGCAGGTTGCGGACCGTAATCGTACCGGCCGCCCAATCCGACACGTCGCCGTTATCGGCGGCCGTCTTGCAACTGTTGAACGTGCTCAACAGGAAGCTATGCAGGTCGCTGGTCTGCTGCACCTCGATCGAGATGGTGCCGTTATCGCCCGCGATGTAAGACACCATGGCGCTGCCGTCGGCCGACATATCGGTCACCGTGCGGTCCTGCACCATCGAAATCGTGATCTGGCCCAGGCCGACGTTGCCGCCGCCCAGAATGTATTGGCCGCCGAGCGGGTGGATGTACGCGCCGGTCAGGTCTTTGAATGAATAAAGTGTCATCGGATTGGTTTCCTAAAATTTCCTTCCCTGGTTAACGCTGGACGTACACGCCGATCGTCAGCGAGTGCATCGTTCCGGCTTCGACGAATGAAACATAAAGAGGCATGCCTTTGCGGGCGGCGGTGTCGCCGGCCGATTGAGCGGTGAACGACTGCGCCTGCAGGAGATAGCCCTTGGGCAGCGGCGTTCCGCTCGTGAGGCTCAGAACCGTTGGCCCGGTCCAGGTGCCGGGAGCAATGAAGCCGCGTGTCACCGCGCGCTCGCAGGGTTGACTGGCGACGGCGATCACCTGCGCCTCGCCCGCGTTCGTTTGAGGAACCGAAGGCGCGCTCTGCAGCATGTTGATCAGGGAATACTGCAAGTCGGCCGACAGCATGTCGAGGTTCAGCACTTCGTCGAAAAACTGGCCGTTGGCAACTGTCCCTTGTTCGAGCCACACGAAAACGTTGGCGGTTCCGACGTAGACGTTGCCGTCGAGCGCTTCGATGGCGAGCGCCTGCGTTTGCGTCAAAGGCTCGGCAGTGATGCCGGTGAGCACTTTGAACTTCATGGTGTAGTTCGAGTTGGCGAGGCCGGTGTTGAGCCCCATCGCCACGCCCATCGCGGCCACGGCTGCGTAAACGTTGTTCGGCGCGGTGGCGGTTCCGGAGACGATTTGCGTCGTCGAATAGATGCCGAACACGCGGCTGTAGGAAGCCGCCTGCAAAGCCGCCATGACGTTGCCGCCGGTGCCGGCGAGAACGGCGGCATCGCCGGTCGTATAGAAGTACACGCCTTGCGGCGTGGCGGATTGAATCCAGGCCGCGATAGCTTCGTGATCGGCGGTGACGGCGGAAAGTACCGCACATGCGTACCAACTGGCGGAAGCCGCGCGGCACGCTTCGAGTGCGGTCAAGCACGATTCGGGTACGGTCAAGTCCTGCCGTCCGACCCAGAGAGTCATGGGCTGCGGGGTCTGATCGAAATAGATCTGCGCGGCCAAATACTCTGGGCTCGTATTCGAGAAGCCGTCGCTCAGCATCGCAGCCGTCGATGAATATTGCCGGACGCGCGAGTTAGCGCCGCTCGAAGGAATCGTCGTCGAAGTGCCGACGATCAAAGCCTGGCTGAACGTCGGGGTCGCGGCGGCGATGGGCGATACGTAGACCGCCACATTGCACACCGCCGAAAGCGGTAACGTGTTCATAAGTTTGTCCTTGGGGAGAAAAGCGTTTAAGAGGAAACGGTCAGGTCATCGACCAGGCCCGTTTTGTTGTAGACCTTGATTTCGACGCTGGCGATCGAATTCACGACGAGCGATTCGGTGACCAGCTCGTAGAAGCTCAGCTTTACGTCGCTGCGGTCCCACCACTGGCCTTCAAAGAGTTCCGGAGCGCGCATCGTCGCCGGAATGTTGCCGGTAAGCGTGAGGTTCGAGGCGAGCAGCGTGTCATGCGTGAAGTCGAGCCGCATCGACGATTTCAAAAGCCGCGCGTGATCGAAGCCGTTCGGGCCGTAAAAGACCCATTTCACTTGCCAGACGCGCGTATAGGTGTCGTTCTGCCGCACGCTCGCTGAATCGTTCCATGCGTACCGCCTGTCGAGAATGCGGTTGTAATCGGCGTCCTGCTCGGTCGCCGTGATCGAGCACACGTCGTCGGTGATCGCCCAGGCCGGCTGCGCGATCCAGCCGATGCGGACTTTCGAGTAAGCGAGCGCGTCGGTGGCCGGATTGATGCCCAGGACGCCGAGGGTCAGCGTTTGGACGATCGCGTTCAGATCGCCCTGCGCGAGCGCCGACGAGACGAGCGTCTGCCCGTTTGAAAAGGTATAGGTGGACACCTTGAGGAGTGAGGAGAAGAAGCCGGGTTACTGGCCGGACACGCGGACGCCAAACGCTTTGAAGAAGCCGAAGTCGCCATAGGGCCAGACTTTGGCAATGCGGTAGGTATCGCCGCGCCACGTGATCGTGTCGCTGGTGGCCGCGGCTCCGGAGCCGCCGTGCGAGAGGTAAATCGGCTGCGTCGAATAAAACAGCATCGCGCCCGTGACGCGGTCGCCTTCCGGCACTTGCGCCAGATCGCGTTCTTTCGCCACCGTAATGATGCCCGAAGCCGCCACCGGCGTCGTCGAGTTCGCATAGCCGCCGAGCACGAACGCGCCCGTCGAACGGTTGATCGTATACGGTTGGTTGAAGTCGGGATCAGTGACGATTTCGGAAAGGTTGATCACTCGTCTTCGACCAAGAACGTGATACTGCGCCGCATTTGCGCGGTGTTTATCAGTGGGCGGTCGCTGCCTTTTTCCGCAATCGTGGAGGGAGCGTTCGGAGCCCAGCCGTTGCGTGGATCCACAAACCAGCGGATCGCCGCATTCCGCGCCAGCATGCCCGCCTGGTTCAAGTGATCCTTCGCATCGCCGGGCTTTGCGCTCAACGTCGAGCGCGCCGCTTCGCCGAGTTGTTTCGTGATCAGCGCCGCGTTATCCGGCGCTTCAATGGCCGGTTCGAGGACGGGTCTCGCCGGGATGTGTTGCAAGGCCGAACCGTGCGTGTGAATATACAGCAATCCGGCGTTCGTCATTGCGCCGGAATTGCGGTTCGTCTCGTCTTCGGGCACGCCCACGTACACGTCGGTTTGGGCGATCTTCGCAAGCTGCTGGCGCAGCTTCGCCATCGAGTCGCCGCCGCCGCTCGTCGTTGTTACGGTGGGTTGCATTTTACGGAAGCTGAACTGTTAACGTAGGCTGCTGAACTTGGCAATTTACCCTTGCGTAAATCAAGCCATGCGAGGGCAAGCCGGTGAGCGAAACTGTCTGCACTCGCTGTCCGCCGCTGCCGCTCACGCGGGTCCAACTGCCTGAGCCGTTGTAGAACGCGGTCGTTCCCCAATCGACGCCGCAAGCGTTCGCATCGGGAGCTAAGAAGCCAATCGTTGCGCTTGTGCTGGTCGAGCCGCCGAGCGCCCGCACGTTTGAGACTTTGCCCTGGTGTTGCTCCAGTTGGTCGATGTTCGCGCCGACATCCAACCCGTCAGTCGAAGCGTGAGCGCCGCTGATGTACTGAGGGGATGCGACCGTTGCCCCTGACGGTTTTACGCTGCTGAGTCGCAAATTGTTGATGCAGCTAGCCGCGCTAGTTAATGTGCAAACGTTGAAGAATCCGGTGTTGGCGAGACGATTCGCAAGAGTGTTTCCGGTCGGGATGTACGTTGATGTCGGAATAGCCGATGACCCTGCCTGAAACGTTGTGATGTCGGACGTGGCAAACTCGGTCGATGAGCCGGGAAGCGAGTAAGTGTAAGTGAACAGAGCTACATTCGATGTGTACGTGAGGAGGTTGTAGCAGTTCAAGAGCGCCGCGCCCTGGTATCCCCAACATGTGACCGTTGTGCTGTCGGTCTGATAGATGCTGCCCTTGTACGCCGAATTCGCGCCTGGGTCCGTCGCTATCGGGAAGATGTTGTTTGTGTACTGTACGCCGCTTTCTAGAAATTGGCCCATGCTGAAGAAAGCCGGGAGACATCCCCCCATGCCCCATACAGTGTTGTGATCGAAGATCACGTTTTGGCCGCTTCCGGCCCAATTCGTGAACGTGCCGTCGGTGCAATAGGCGAAGGTCGAGTTGATCTTATAAACTTTGGCCGAGTTGTAGGGCTGATTGCTCGGAGTGAGTGCGTAGGCGTTGAGATTTTGGAACACATTATTTTGAACAAGCAGGTTCTTGATCGGCGCGCCTGTCATCCAATTACGGAATGCGGTAGTCATCGCTTGCGCTACGCCGTCGCACGTGTTGTTTGAGAACTGCCATTCATTTGAATCGGTGTACGTCGGAAAGCCGGTGATCACTAAGCCTGCATTGTTGGGGTCGCTTGGGCTTCCGCCATTGTAAGTCTCATGCAGACCGCATTGGCCGTAACCCACTTGAGGGTAAAACGGGCCGTACCGGTTGCCGTCCTGTAGAACGTTCTTACCTTGCTTCACTTCCGAGGCGTTGCGGAAGTCGTACCGGCCACCGTTCCAGCAAGCCGCGTCGTAAAAGTAGCATGGGTTGGTCGTGACGGTCGAGCGAGACTCGGTTAGGTTGCGGTTGTTTCCTTGAATGGGGCAGGGCGTGCCGGTGATATTGCAGGGGGTTGTCTGGTCGGTCGAATCGTCGGTGAGGAAGACGCCGCACACGCCCGTGCAGGTCATGTAATTGTTATCGAAGAGAAACGGGCCCACGCCGCCGCTAGCAAAACCCGTGTTGGCCTGAAACGTGTGATACTGCTGGGAGCTTCCCGCGAAGCTAATGTCGGAATTGAGATTGTCTGCAATGGCGCCCGACGTAATGTTAAATGTGGTGACGGCGAACACGGTCGAGTTTTCATTCATCGTCGTGTAGCCTAATGGCGACGTATAAACGTAGTTAGGGAAAGGCCACAATCCAGTACCGCCGATGGAAGCGCCCTTATCGTCGTAACTGGTAGTTCCGCACACGTTCGCTAGGATGATGTTCGATGTGACGCGGTAGACGTTGTAGCAGCTAGCTCCGGTGTAAGCGGGCCAGGTCACATGGTTGTAGTTCGTCCCGTTTAATGTGGCGTTGCCGGTGTTCGTGACGGTGATGGGCGAGACGTAACCCGCGCCGAAGCTAGCGCCGCTCGCAGTGATCTCGTTTCCGCTCGCGTCCGTAGCGGTGATTAAGTAGCTGTACGTCGTAGAGCCGCCGTTAATATTGGTGACGGTCGGAGCGCTCACAGGCGCGCGGCTTACGACGTTGCCGGTTGTCGCTACAGTCAAGCCGGGCAGGGTTTGGATTTCGATGTTGCAAGTGGACGGGTTGACCCAGACGAAGCCGGGTGTCGTGGTTGAGCCTGATGTGATCGTCCACGTGCCGGACGGGTTGCACGTTTTCTTAGTCCCGATCGGTCCGCCGGGAAGCACCCACGAGGCGCTGAACTGCGACGGAAACGTAATTGCGCTCGTGGTATTCGAAACAGTCGTGCCGAACGGTAAGTAGTTATGACCCTGCCACCAATCCATGCCTTGTGCGTAAGAGTTGATGACCGCAAGATTGCTGCCAGCCGTAGGAACGAACCCGCTGCGCGACGGAGGCAGCGAAAAGAGAAACGCGCACTGGTTAAAGACTAAGTTAGTCGATACCGGAGCAGTGGTGTTGCCTATTGTGACTGGCACTCGAAAGCCTATGGGATCGGGGCCAGTGCCGTAGTTTGCCGCAACGTTCGGATCTGTGGTAATCGCCACATTCTGAAACCACCAGCCGCCCGCCAGATTAGAGCCGTAAGGACCGCCGCCCGATTCGGTCCCGTAGTTGATGAAGCCGTTTCCAAGCGTGGGGTCCATGTCCTCGAACGTAATCATGTTCGGCTGATACTGCGCGATGGCGTCAGGCCCCAACCTCACCCCTGCGGGAGGAAGCAAGTTCGTCCCGTACGTGGTGGGGTGGATCGTGACGTAAGTAGATTGAGCTAGCGGCCAGGGCAGGTATTCAACGTCGGTTCCGCCCGCATAACCGCCAGTGTTCAAGAAAGAAATAGGCGTGCCGGTGTTTCCCGCCGCGCACGGATCGGAGGAGCCTGCGGTTCCGACACAAGCCGCGATTTGAAACGTCGAGCCGCTGACGTTGATGATTTCGTAAGGAATGCCCGAATTGACTGGCGACGGTGGAGCGTAGAAAATGACTTTCGTATTACTAGCGGGTGGAGTACCCGTTACTTGCGTGCATGTTGCCGTGGCGCAAGTGATCTGCTTCCACGCCGGATTGTTGGGCAGAAACAGCAAATTGTTGATCTGGTAGACGCCTGGAGCCGCCGCGATGTCATCCCCGGGATTCACGCCCGCTTTGCTCAAGCAGTCCTGCCAATTCGCGGTTTGAATCGTCGCAGTGCTTCCCGCCGTCGTGCCGCAAGGCGTCGTGCCGCCCGGTCCGCCGCCGCCGTAATACCAATGCGTGCCGGTCATGGCCGGTTGAGTCACGTTGACTTTCTGCGGTTGGACAGGGCCAGCCCAAACAGCGGGCCGCGCGGGAGTAGTGAACGGCATGTCCGCCGTCGTGCAAGTGGAAGGGCTACCGCTTTGGAACGTAGCTTGCCCCGCTGCGTGATACCCGGCTGCCGGCGAGATGTTGCTAAGTACGCCGCCCATCATTTGCGTGTTGCTCGTGATGTAGCCGCCGAACTGGGCGATTCCTTGCGTGTGCGGATAGACGCCGGGATTCGCCGCCCATTCCGCCGCCGTCGCGTACACAATCGAAATTCCGGTAACGCCGTTCGAGGGCGTGGCGCTCGTGGTCCATTGGACGCGCACGCTGCCCCAATCGAGGTAGTCAAGCCCGTTCGTGATCGCCGGAAAAGGCCCGTTCGCGGGAACGACGAGAGGGGTGCAGGTGTTTTGCGCGTACGCCGCCGCTGCGAAAAGGAGTGCGAGAAGGTAGCGCATCTAGTACCACAACTCCAGTGAGTAGCGGGCGTAAACGGTCCCGCTCCATCCCGTTGTGGTTCCGCAGGACACGCTTACGGCAGTCGTAATCGCAGACGCCAAAGAGTCGGTGCTTGCGTAGGCGACGCCTGCGCCATTGCCGCCTAGATTCAAGTAACGCAGATAACCACCGCTCGCCGAAACCATGACGCTTATGCCGTCTAGATAGGTGGACGACGTTCCGACAGGATTCCAGCCCGCGTCGAATCTGGTTGCATCGCCGTTGCCGTTCAAGTCCAATGGGGCAGCGTAGTTGCCGCCCGTTCCGCTCGTTCCGTTGCCGAACGTACTGACTAGATAAGTCGAGGAGCTAGCCGATGTGCCGCTGACGCCCATGAAACTGATCTTTTGCCTGAGTTGGTTTCCCACGGCTAGCGTGCCGCCTGGAATCGAATAACTAAATACAGACAAAGACCCGCCGCTCGTGCAAGAGCCAAGATTGATGGTGGCTAATCCACTTACAAGCGTCTTGTTCGACGTAGATCCGCCGCCGCCGCCCGCCGCCGTCCACGTGTTCGTCGCCGTGCACGTGTTCAAGCCGACAGTGCCGGAGGTCAGGTAGAAAAACTCACCTAGCGTGCAAGTGCCGGGAAGACTGGAGCCGAGTCGCGCGGGTAGCGTCTTTGCAGCGCCGGACGAATCCATAGTGCCGGTGAACGCATTGACTGCGTTGTAACGCGGCACAACCGCCGTCACAATGTCGCAAGTGCCGGGAACGGTCGCGCAATCCAAACCGCCAGAGCCGCCCGTCGGAATGTTGCCCAAACCCCAGCTAGAGCCGTTGTTAATGAGAACGCCCGCCGTGCCGGTGCTACCGGGAAGCCCGCCGCCGCTTCCAATCGCAGCGCATCCGGTCGAGTTTCCATTCGCTGTAACGCCGGTCGGAGCGTAGCCGGTGGCACAGAGGGTGGGAGTGGCCGAAAAGGCCGTGGCCGTGGCCGCGTTGCCCGTGGTGGATTGATTGAGGGTAGGAATGTCGCCAGCGACGAGAGTGTGTCCGCCGACGGCCGATCCGTTCGAGCTGTAGTAGCCGAACTGCCCGGTTGTGCCGCTGTTCACTGTGCCAGAGCCGCCGCCGCCCGATCCGCAAGCCGCGCCCGCGTCGATGATGTTGCCCAGGGCATCCCACTTCGCGCAATCGCCGGACGTCAGAGCGCCGGTCGAAGTCGCCACTTTGGTCGTCGTGCCGGTGAAGCTCAGAGTGTACGAGTTTGCGCCGCCGCCGCTCGAAGAAGTCGAGGCCGGTTTGCTCGGCGGAGTGAGTTTCTGCGCCGTCATCAAAAGCGGGGCGCAAAGGGCGCACAAAAGCGCCGTCGTCTTCAATCGATTGTTTTTCATTTTGGGGGAGGAGGAAGAGTTAGGAGTAATGCGAGTTTCAGACGGCGACGGGCAGTATGAGCGCTTGCGGCAGTACTCGGCCGCTCGCGCAGGTCACCACGTTTTTGAGCAGATAGTTTTGACCGGCTACGCCGCCGGACAGCCGCACTGTCGCGAGCGCGGTTGTGTTCGACTGAGCGACGAGCGTTAACGGCGCCGGGATCTCCCAGACGCTCGAAACGATGGTGTCCGTTCCGAGGACGACGGTCCAGTTGATCTGGAAGTCTTCGACGGATTCGGGGTCTTTCGGATCTGCGTAAATCATAAATTCGGTGGCGCTCCAAAAACGCGCTGGCGTTGCCGCGGCAAACAGCCGCAAGGCCGCTTGCGATGGCCAGAGCCGCGCGAAAACCTGCGCCAGAAAGCGCTTCGCGTACTGCCCGATAGCAACGAAGGGAATGCGGATCTTGGTGAAGGTCTCAGTCAGTGAGAACGCATCGATACAAAGCTTCGCTGGCCCCCGCGTGAAGGTCTCGGCCAGTGTCAGCGCGTCGGCTACGTTTCTTCCGGTAACCTTCGCCGTTGTTTCCGCGAACGTGAACGCTTCGGCTCGTGTTCGGCTGGTCAGTTTCACCAGAGAATCGCTGAGTGCAAGCGTATCGGCGAGAACCTTGGCGGCGCTCTTCGAAAGCGACTCGTTTAACGAAAGCGTTTCTGCGACAAACTTGCCCGCCGTTCGCGTGAGACTGTCGGCAACCGCTATCGTTTCGGAAAGGCCGCGCGAGGCCGCTCGTTGGAAGCCGTCGGCGAGATTGATCGCTTCGGCGAGAATCTTTCCCGCGCCCTTCGAAAGCGACTCGTTTAACGAAAGCGAATCGGAGGCTTGCTTGCCCGCCGTTCGCGTGAGCGTATCGGCGAGCGTGACCGTTTCGGAAACGGCGAGCGAGTTCGTTCGCCGTCCGAACAGTAAGAGCAAGCTCATGAGTTTCCGCCGTTACTTGTACTGGATGTTCACAACGACGTCGGACGCGCCGATGGCCGTCGTATCGGAGTCGGCCATGTTTGCGGTGATAGCGAAGGCGATGCCAGCGGAGAATGCGATGCCGTTCGCCGCTTCGATCACGAGAGCGCCGGTGGTGGGCGCTAGAAAGTATGTCGCCACAGGCGTATCGGTACCGACCGTCGGGGCGGACGCTTTGTTGTAGAGCTTGAGATAACGCGCCGAGGCGTTGACGTTGAACGCCTGGATGTTGTAGATTTGGCCCGCGGCCGTTTTTACGGAGGTCGCGTTCGTCGTCGCGGCGGAGATGATGCGGGCGAGGGTCAAGCCGCCTGTAGCTACAGGTCCAAGAGTTGCAAGTGTGGCTATCCCGAATTGTCCAGGACCCACACTGAAAAATTCCAATACACCTGACGTGGTTCCTGCCGTAATACCTGTAACGTTCAACTGAAAGTATCGGGTGTTCAGCGGACCAGAGTAGATATTGCCTGAGCCGCCAGCGTTTTGGGATAGAAACGTAGAGCCAAAATTACCCACTGGGTTCAGTGACACCATAACCCAGTTCACGTTGTCATTCGACCCTTGAAACGTAATGAGTGACCCAGTTCCTTGCGTGTTTATTTGCAAGCTGACCCACGAATAATTCGATACATCGGCACTCGCCACGGCTTGCGCCGTCGTCGTCGAAAACGTAACGCTCTTACGTCCTCGTGTCATGATGAGCGCGTTTTGGCCGCTGTCACCCGCGATTGCGTTCGGAGTCGTCGTACCGTCCGAGAGAACGACCGTGCCTGCTACGTTGAGCGCCCCAGCCGCCGAGACGCTGGCGAGGTTTCCCGCCACTGTAGGATCGGCAACAACCATGCGCTGCCGTTCGACGGTGTTACTTCCGACTGTTAGCTCGGACGTGTCGACTTTGAGGCCCGTCGAATTGGGAGCGACTTGTACGTATTGATCGGCCATTGAAACCTACGAAGAATAACGATGGGTGACTGTCAAACTGTCTCCACTTGCGACGTTGATCGCCGCGAAGACCTGATGCGCAAGCAAGTTTCCGCCGCTGACTGCCTGATCGAGGATGCCTTCTTCAGTGACGGCGAACGCGCCTGTGAAGGTCCACGTTTTGACCAACTGCGTTGTATCGTTGGCGACGGTCGTTGTGACCTGGCTCGCCGTGGCTGCGCCCCGCGCCCCGCCAAGCGTCGTGATCTCGGTTTGCAGTGCGGTATCGGCGGCGGCCGCCGCCGTTGTGCCGGTCCCTATCGCGAGATTGACGAAGGTTGAGTAGCTGCCTTGCCCGCTCAGGCGGGCATTCGCCGCCGCGTGTCCGACGTTGGTAATCAGGTTATTGTTCTTGAGGACGAGATCGTGCGTGCCCGTCAGAAACGGAATGCGCACTTCGAGGCCCGCGCGCCGCAGCGAACGGCCAAGCGCGTTTTCGTTCCACAGCTTCTTAGGCGAGCCATCGGCCCCGGTGAGCCGGATCTCGGTGTTGCCATCGCGGCAGAGAATTTGATCGAGGTACATGGAAGTGTTGTGTCCTATCAGCAGTGATGATTGATTTGCAGGCCGCCCGCGCCGAACAGCCGCGCGAGCGAAAAATACCGTTGGCCGTACGTCGTCTGATTCCAGAAGCCCGCGCCTTCGACCAGCAGAGCCAGATAGTCGTAGCTCGCGCTCAGATCGGCGGCCGCTTTCGCCGTTTGCAGGCCGATGACCTGGCCGGGGATCCCGCCGTTTTGCGCCGCCGCCCTGTCCCGTACCGAGACCACCAGATAGTGAGCGGCTACGAGTTCCTGACCGGTCACGGCGAGCGTCGACCAGCGTTGCACGTTCACGAGCGTGGCGGCGACGTTAAGCCAAAACGTGATCAGCGAGTCGGGATACTTCGACGGATCGGCGAACTCTGGAAAGTCGGAGCGGAACTGAGCGACGGTGAGCACCGATTACTTGGCTTTCTTGACGGGCGCTTCGACGGCGGCCACGACGACGGCGGCGGCATCGGCTTCCGCTTTCGCTTTGAGCGCGGCAGCTTCGGCTTCGGCTTTCGCCAGAGCAGCGGCTTCGAGCTTCGCTTTTTCAGCGAGCGCCTCGGCTTCCAATTTCGCTTTGAGCGCGGCGGCGTCGGCTTCGACGTCGGTGTTCGCCTTCACGTACCAGTGATCGGCGATTTCCGCTTCGACGACGTGGACGCCTTTCTTAAAAGCGCGCGTGGTGTGGTCTTCGAGCGTGAGAACGAAGTTCTTAACAACGGTGATGGTTTTCATGAGGGAGTGACAGGGAAGGAGAGAGGAGGTTGGGGAGTTAGCAATTCTCTTCGGCTCTTCGAGCGTGCGGAGGGGCGCGCCCGAAGAGCGAAGAAACGCGGACGGTAAGTCTAGAGGGGGTAACTAGATGCCGTCGGCGTAGCCAGCGGTCTCGGAGTACACGAATTCCACAACGCCGAGCCTTCCGAAATAGGTGGTCAATTGGTAAATGGACCGGTATTCCAGCGGTGTGCGCTGCAGCGGAACAAGCGGATAGCGTACGCGATTCTTGTCTTTCGTGTAAGCCATCATGCGGTTGGTCGAGGAAGCGCCCGCACCGTTGAGCCACTTGAGGGGCTGAATGTTGAGCGGACGTCCGTTGACGGAGTTCGAGAGCGAGTTGACTTTGACGTATTCGAGCAAGCTCATATTGCCCGCGGTCGATACCTTGGCGGACACGAGCAGCGAGAACGGGATCGGCGGCAAACGCAATTCGGACGGGCAAACGGCCCAGCCGGACGCGGCCCACACTGCATTCAGCAGCGTGTTGATGTCGTTCAGGATTTGCGTCGGACCCACGTTGCCCGTGGTGTCGTCGGTCAGCTTCTGCGCCCAGGTGGTGTGGCTGTTGGCGTTGGCGACGACGTTCGAGGCCGTAACGGCGGCGCTATTGATGAGGCCGGTGGTGCCGAGGAACGAATCGCCGGTGTACACCATTTCGTCGATGTCCATCTGGTGCTTCAGTTGGATGGCGGAGTACTTCTGCTGATCGACCGGGCGTCCGAGCTTTTGAGCGCTCTCTAACTCGGGAATCGTGTAAGAGAGTTCCATGCCCCACAGATAGAGAGGCTGCGCGGTCTTGCCGATGTCGAGAGCGACACTGGAGATCGCGTTCGAGCCCTTGGTGATGAAGCTCTTGCCGTTGGGGTTGATGCCGCCCACGGCGGCGAAGGAAGAGTTGGTGAAACTCGACAGTTCGTCGGCGAGAGAGACGTCTTCGCGCAGATCGATGTCGCGCGACCAGGTGACGCTCACGAGCGGATCGTGAATCGTCTGGTCGAGCCGTTCGAGTTCATTGATGAGGAAAACGCCGGTCGAATCGATGGTGCGGCGGTCGTACGTGGTGAGCCCGTCGGTGGTCCGCGCTCGCTCAATTTTAGAAATGTTCATGTTCTTGGTTGCTCCTTTGGTGGGGTTCTTCTAGCGCGGGCCTAGAGGTTGAATCCAATCTCCGTAAACCCGTTCGCATCCGCCGCGCCCATGAAATAGGCATTCGGCAATGCGAGCGTGTTGGTCGAATCGGAGGTGGCTTCAATGCCGCCGATGATGGTGTTGCCACCGTTGGCGGTGATGCGGACGTAGACGGCGCCGTTCTTCACGGCGGTGCCGACGTTCACTTTGACCATCATGTAGCCGCGCTTCAGGATCGAGCAGAGGCCGGCGACGGGCGGCGTCGAAGTGCCTAAGCCGTCTGTCGCGCTGCCGCCGCTCGGGAACGTGCGGACGTACATGCCGTAAATGGCCGTGGCCGCATCGCCGGTCTTCGCATAGCGCACATTGTGGCTGGTGGCATCGATCACGACGGGCACGCCGTAGGAGGTCGGGTAGTAGGTGGTGTCGAGCTGCTGCGGTTCAATGGTCGCAAGGCTCGCACGGGTCACCGCGCCGGGGATTCCGGCGGGCATTCTGAACTGAAAAGCGACGTCCGTAGTGCGGGCGCGCCGAATGGTGGTTTTCATTTGAGTTGGGTTTCTCCTGATGGGGTTTGGTCCGCGCCGTTAGCTAGTACGGGCCCAGAAAGCCGCGTTCTTGCGGTTGATGTCGCCGATGGATTTAGCCACTTGCGCGGCAGTCGAGCTGCTGTCGAAGGTGACGTGGGTTTGCGCATTGTTCTCACGCCGCACAATTTCGGACGCTCCGATAAACGCGCTCGCGAGCGCATCGCAGGTCAGAGCCTTAAAGTCGGGAGAGCTGCCGAGAAACGGCGTAATCGCATCGCGGTACTTGCCGTCGAAGGCGGCCGAAAGAGCTTTACGCTTCAGGCCGCAGATCGCATCACGGGTCGATTGAGCGGAGGCTTTGGCGTCGAAAGTCGGCATGTGCAGGCCGGGGGAAAGAATCTCGGCGCGGGCGAAGACGTCCTGCACTTCGGAAGCCAGAGCGGCGCTATCGCCGGTTTTGCCTTCTTCTTCCTTGTCCTTTTTCTCTTTGGCTTCGCGCTTCTTCTTTTCTTCTTCCGTCTCTTCGGCTTCGTCCGCGGCTTTCTTATCGCGTGTTTCGAGAGTCGCCAGGCGAGAGTCCAGAGCCTTCAGCGAGTCGAGCACTTTCGCGAGCGAGTCGGACGTTTTCTCGTCTTTCTCTTTTTCCAGGCGCTTCTTCTTCTCTTCTTCGGTCTCTTCGGCCTCGGCATCCGTGACGGCGGTCAGGCCCTCTTCGAATTCCTTTTCGTCGCGCGCTTTAAACGCCGTGCGCAGCCGGTCCAATAACTTGATTTTTTTCATTGAGTCTCCTATTGCGCAGCGAGAACCGCAGCGTCCTTTTTCGACCAACGCGAGATGGTTGCCGATGATGTTCATCTGGCGGCCCTCGCCGGGTTGAAGTTCTTCGTAATCGGCGTCGTAGCCGCAGCTCACTTCGCGCAGTCCGTCGCGAACCTGCTGAATGGCCTCGGCATTCGTGATGAGCAGATCGCCAATCAGAAAATCGTCTTCGAGGCCGGTGCCGCGCCGCACGTTCTGCACGATGCCCTTGGCCAGTTCGTTCCAGTTCGCCGGGCTTACGTCCACGCTCGGATGATCGAGCGTGATCGGCTTGCCTTCAAAAGAGGCGACGGTCGCATGCGCAAAAACGTCCTCGGCCGAGCGATGGATCTTAATGAGGCCGTTGAGCGACGTGACCGGGACTTCGCCGGCGGCGTAGAGCATTGTGCCGGTGCGGGCGATGGGAACGCCCTTGGCGAGCAAGTAGCCTTCCGGCGTGAGTTCCTGGTTCGCGCTCAGCGTTTCGGTGGTGTAGTAGCGCATTGGTGCAAGTAGTGCCGCGCAAGTGCGCGGCAATGGCTGGTTTACAGTCAAAGCAGAAAGGAGTGTGGCTCTAAGAATCTCCAGAGCAATTGCCCGCTGCATTGATTGCGACCAGTGCAGCGGGCAAGGAGACCCAAGAGCTAACTAAGCCGCTTGCGGCATCTTGACAAACCGTTCGAAGTCCCGCCTGCTTACGACTTCGATGCGCCCGTGCGCGTAAACTTTGTGCGGCCAGCGCACTTCGTCGAGATCGATCAGCGGCAGCGCAATACAGCGGCAGTTCCACACGCCCGCCGGTGCGTAATGGCCGACTGGCTTTTCGCCGGCGAGCTGCTCGGGCGACGGCGGATCGCTCCACGCCACTAAAACTTTGTCCATCTTGCGATGGCTCGGCCGAACTCTTTGGTCTTCGCTGGTGGCCCACTCGTACCAGGCTAGGCCCAACCGTTCGGCGCGCGCTTCCGTGAGCGCCGTTTCGGCTTTGCCGACTTCCGTGCGCGCGATCAGCTTGGCGCGGCTTTGCGCCGCTTGCGGGAGCTTTTCCGCTAGCGCTTTCGCGATCTCGGCAGCGCGCAGGCCGCGGCGCTGCTCGCGTCCCACAAAGGCCGTTGCCCGCTGAGCCAGGTCATCGGGCAGACCGCGAATCAATTTCGCGTTTTCGGCGATCAGCTCGTGAACGCGTACGCCGATGGGTCCGTTCATTTCCGTGCGCAGCGCTTCGTAAATCCGCCGTGAGTGCAGCGATTCGCGAGCCGCCGCGCGCCAGGAATTGGCGTTCGTTTTAGCGACGCGGAAGAGCATCCGGCGCGCGATGCTTTGCGCCGCTTCGCGGATGGCTTCGTCTTCGGCGTAGGCCAATTCGCGTTGGTTCAGGATGTCGAACGGAATGAACTTTGCGACGAAGGCCTCGACGTCACGCAAATACGTTTGCGTGTTTCGGAGGATCGGGCGGAAGTCGTCGAAGTTCATGCGTTGGTACTAGCGGGGCTTTCATGTCAGCGTCTTGGTGGCGGAAATATGAGGATCGCGCAACTAACGACGGCGATTCCCATTCCGACTAGGAGCAAAACGTGAAAGAGAATCATTGCCCCTGTCCGCCTTCTGTCTCGCCGGACCGGGGGTTTTCGTCTTTTTCTCCGAACGGATCCACACCGCCCGTTTCGAACTCGCCCGTGTTCACGTCGTTATCGGCGGCGTTGATGTCTTCGTCGCTGATGTTGCTCCAGACGCCGGTCAGTTTCGATTGCTGACGTAACTCCTTGAGCGCCGTCTGCCGTCCGACAATCGAACTCGTGCAGGCCGACGTGATCGCCGTCGTGAGTTGCGCGGCGAGCGTGCCTTTTTCGACTTCCGTGAGCTGCCAGAGCGGGCGGAACGTAAAATCGGATCCATCCGGCATCGGCTTGCCGAACGTCGAAAGATACGTCAGCCGCAGCAACGTTTCGACGCCTGACCGCAAACGCCGTTCCTGCTGCTGGTTGATCCCGTCGTAGTAAGTCCGGAGATCGCTTTCGCCGGTCGAGTTCAAACCTGCCGGCGACTGGCCGAAAAGCCGGGTCAGCGGAATATCGAGCGCGCCGGAAAGCTGCTGCGCGAACTGCAAGAGCACGGCATCAAGGCCGCCAAAGGCGTACGAGTGCGCTTCGAATTCGTCTTTCGAATCCATCAGCGTCATGCCTTCGTTGGTTTGCGTCGAGCGGATGAAGTCGATTTGCTTGACGAGCCCCTCGAGGATCGGGCCGCCCGCGGCGATGATGTCGCGCAGGCCTTCGATCTTATAGGTCCGTAAGTGCGCTTTATAGACGAGCTGCGCCGCGCCTTGCGTCGTCGAGTCGAAGGCGAGCAGGCGGTCGAACAGCCGTTCGAGAACGCTTTGACCCCACAGGTTTTCGGCGATGCGCTGGAAGTAGGGCAGGTCCTGGCCGTCGAGCCGGATCAGGCGCGAGTAGTGAATCTTCGTCTGCTGCAGGAGGCGCGCGTTGCCGAGCGTTTCGTAGAACTGCGGCATGCCCATATCCGGGCCCATGTCCTTGACGAGCATGTTCAGCGTCGGCTGAAGCTGCCAGCGGTCGAGCGCGAGCAGTCCTTTGAACTGATCCTTCTTCACCGTCTCGATGCGCAGCGGCGTCGAAAGGTTCTGGCCGTCGATGAGGAGGACCGCGACCGCGCCGCCGTAGAGCCGCGACCATTTGATCGTGTCCGCGATGGCGTCCCACAGCTTGAGCTGCTTCCAGACGCGCATGAGTTCGTCGCTTTCGCCCGGGTCGATTTCCGAGTTGATCTCGATCCCGCGCTTCGTCATGTCCTCGGCCACGGAATCGACGGCCTTGCCGCAGATCCACGAAGATCGGTACATCGCTTCGAGCCGGAAGCGGTTGCGGCTGAGGTAATCGACGTTGTACGAACCGCCGTCCGCCACGTTGCCCGTGCCGTAGCCGATCCGCGCTTCGAAATTGACGAAGGAATCTTTCGAGGCGGCGAGGCGGGCGTTCGGGCGAAGCGCTTTTTCGGTGCGCGGTGATTTCTTCATGGCGATGTATACTGATCTACGAGCGAAAGCTGCGGTTCAAAACTGTCTGTACAGACAAGGCGCAGCGCTCAAGTTGTCCGACCCGTCCGGACATTCCGCCACTCTGGCAATTTCGTACACAATTCTTTGGTTGCGGTTTCTATTGACAAAACCAAGCGGTTGGTTTAGACTCTAGATATGAGCACTTCTAATAACAACCCGCAACCCGGCGATGTCGACGCCCGGTTGCAATTCCTTTTGACTTCGACCGAGTCGCTTCACGCAACAAGCCAAGAGCTTCATGCGACAGTAGACGCTCTCGGCATACGTGTCGCCAATCTTGTCGCTGTCTCCGAACGTCACGAGCGCGACAATGCACGCTTCAATCGCGTGCTCGGCGCAGCGCTGAAAGCGTTCCTGGAAGGCGAAGGGAACCAGCAATGAAGACAAAGAACCCTCACGCCGTCGCACTCGGACGGCTCGGCGGTTTGAACTCTGGAGGTCCCCGCGAAGGCGGGGGCCGTCCCAGGCGTACAGACGTACCGCGTTGCGCGTGTGGCGCAATGACGCTTAAACGGGCCGAAGCTCGCGGTCATAAGTGCCAAGGTTGAATTCATTCATTTAGTCGAACACCGGCCTCGCCAAACGCAAGCGCTCGCGCGCCTCGTTCCGCTCGGCGACGAGGGAGAATATCTTTTCGGAGCTCCAGGCGGCGCTCTTGCGCATCTCCGCCAGCTCGGCTTCGAGTTCGGCGATGCGGCGATCCCGCATCCGATAGCCGTCGTTGTTTTCCGTGGGTTCGTTCACTTCGCGGCTGATAATGAGGTCATGCAGTTTTCCGTGACCAAGGAAGAATATTGCGCCGTGCTGTCGATGCTCGTTAAGCGCGCGACCCTCGCCGATCGGTGGCACGCAAGATGCGAGCCAGGTCATTGGCTCAATAGCGCCAAGCGCCAGCTGCTCATCGAAAGAGGCACGCTCGACGCGCGCGAATACTATCTCCGCAAATTCAATTCACTTCGCTAGCTTCGCCCAAACGCTATTCGATCCGCGCCGCTGAATAAAGCCGTCGAGCGAGTAACGCACGCCGTCCCAGCCGTGATTCCACGCATCGACGACGATGGGCAGAATGTCGCCGGTCTGCTTATCGACTTTGTAGCTATAGCGGCGCGCTTCCGTTTGCAGGTTCGCGCAGCGCTCGTGAATGACGATCTCTTTGAAGCCCTGCAAATGCGCGATGCCGTCTTCGACCGAGCCAGGCCATTTGTCGGCGGCGGAGATGTTGAAGCCCTGCCGCCGCATGTAGCTGATCGTCTCCGGACGCGCTCCGTCGGCTTTGATCGGCCAAGCCCGCGCGCCCGGCACTTCGTCGAACAACGCGGGCGTGTTATCGATCTCTACCCGATGCCCGAACTTTTCGTAATCGATGAACAGCTTCTCGTCTTTGATGAAGCTGCGCACGAGCGCCGTCGGATCGTTGGCGAAGCCCCAGTCCGCGCCGAAGTAGAAGCGCGCGTCGGGCGGCGTTTCGAAGTTCTCGATCTTCACGCGCTTGCGGAAGATGATGGCGTCCGAGATGGTGAGATAGCCACCCTCCCAGACGTGATCGTAATCGTCCGCCTGGCGCTCGCGATCCGCGGCCATTTCGTCCGCGAGTTCTTCGGGGAAGAAAGGATTGTCGCGCCAGTTGGCCTCGACGACGATTGAGTTCGTTAACCGGTTCGGTCCGCGTAGAAGCTGATCGACCGGATCGTCGGGGCTGACCGGGTTCCACGCAAACCACAACTCCGAGCCCGGCTTGCGAATCGTCGGCCGCAGCATTTGCAGGCTGCGTTTCGAGAGCGCCTGCGCTTCCTCGACCAGGGCGACATCGCAGCCTTCGAGCGATTTGATCGACTCGGCGGTATGATCCTGCATCCCCTGAAAGAGGATGAGCCCATCGCCTTGGGTGCGAATCACCTTATCCTGAACGTCGAAGTAGTGTCCGACGCCGTGAAACTGAATCTTGTCTTCGATGACGCGCTTAACGGAGTGTTCGAGCGACTTCTGAATTTCGCGGATGCAAACGGCGCGTACGCCGCTCTCCTGCACGCATTTCTCAACCAGCGCTTCGGCCAAGAAGTGAGACTTCCCAGAACCGCGGCCGCCGTGGATCCCTTTATAGCGGGACGGCTTGAGGAGCGGGACGAAAACCCGCGGGGTCTTTATTTGCAGGATCGCCACAGAAGTGAGAACATGGCGCCATGGTCATGACCGAGGAAGATCGCAACGCTATTGTCGACAGACTGATTTCGCTCGAAACGGAAGTCACGCTGCTCAGGAAGCGCAATCGCTTGCGCCAGATTGCGGCGATCTGCGCCCAGTTACTGTTCCTGGCGTCCATCGTCTTCGCGACTTACTCACAGGCCAAGCCGCTTCGGGATATCAGCAAGAACCTCGCGGAGATTCAACAAAAACTCGATGCGATTCTGGAACTCGAACGGGTGCCGCGAGCGGCGAAGAGGTATCTCTAGCCGAGCGTGTTAGAGTCCTCATCGCGCGCCCGGAAGTAGCGGTCGATCTCGTGCCGCAACTGCGGTTTGTTGCCGGCCAGTTCGAGCACGCCATAGGTGTTGCGCTTGAGATCGGCGGACGGGTCGAACTGGTTGCGTTCGAGAATCTGCCAGCGGTCGACATAAGCGCGCTTTTCTTTCGAGCCGTGCCAGGCGTGCTCGATGGTGCAGGGCACGTAGCCGATGTTTTTTGCGATGTGCGCCTTAGCGCGCGCCTCCCAACGGAAGATCGGCTCTGAATAAGCGCCGATGAGTTTGCCGGGCACGCTCTCGTTAGCCCGACCGATGAGGGCCATCGCCATGTGATGGTCGCCGGCTCCGAGCGCCGCCGTCTCGATGAGACCGCCCACCCATTCGAGGGATTGCCGAGTGTACGCCCAGGCGTAACCCGGATGGCCATATTGATAACCGGCCACGCCGTTGGGACCGTATCCCATCGGCTTGTCTTCGTGCACCAGGCGGCAGAAAGAGCGGTGCGCGGCCAGATGATCGTCGTTTGGACCGAGGTCGTAGCAGTCCGACCAGGGCTGCACGATATCGTACTGCTGCAAGGCGTGGACGGTCTCGCCGGCCCAGCCCGTTTTGCGGAAGCGGATATCGGCGTCGATGGTGGCGATGTATTTCGCGTCCGCCGGAAGTCGGGCGATGCCGATCGCCAGCAGGTTTTCCTTATTCCACACGAGGCTTTTCGCGCGCACCGGAATGTGATTCACGCCAGGCGTTCCGGCGCATTCGAACGGACGTTCGCCATAAGCGCACTCGACGACGGTGAGTTGGACGCCGGAGGCGAGCATGTGCGCCTCGAAATCTCGGTAGAGCTCGATGCGGCTTTGCCAGCGGATCGGGTTTGCGATCGCCGTGACGACGTGGAGTAGGTTAGCTTGCATAAAATTTATGAGTTGCGCGGGTCTACGATCACGCGCTCGATCCGCTCGAATTGCACCGGCGCGCCGTCTTTGCCTGAGTGCTCGATCGAGGAAAGCCTCGGGTGCATGTATGGGGCAACGTCTTTGGCGATCGCCGCCGCCCGGGCCCAATCGCCTTTGGCGAAGTACTCGTGCATGGCTTTAATCATCACTTCGAGCGGGGTGATGCCTTCTTGTATAGCCCTCTCGGCGACCTCGCGGGTCTTCTTTGAGAGCGCGCCCGCTTTGCGTCCTGCGCCTTTGCGCTTACCACCGCTGGGCATTTTCGCCTTTGATTAAGAGTTGATTGTTCACAGTGCTTTTTTAGCACTCAACGCTTTGTTTGCAGCGGTCTGCGCCGTGCCGTCCGACGCCGATTTCCGAAGTTTGATTAAGATCAGGCAGCGGCGGCGAGGAGCGCGGCGCGGACCGTGCTGGCGTACCACTTAGCCCCGCTGCCAGTCTTCAGTTCCAGGCCGTTCAGTTGCTCGGTGATCTCGCGATAACTTTTACCCTGCGAACGGAGGCTGCGAATCATTTCGAGAACCGGCGCCGGCGTAGGCTTGATCTTTCGAGCTGCGGCCGCTGCGGCGATCGATTCCTGCCAGCGTGGGTTGCCATGCTTTGAGTACTTGCGCCCGCTACGGCGGCTTACGCGGAATCCCTTCGCTTCAATCTCACGTTTTGCGGCCTCGAGTCCCGCCTTGGTCCGCTGTGAAATCATCTCGCGCTCATGCTCGGCCATGGCCGCCATGATGTGCAAGGTGAGTTTGTTCGCGTGCGGAATATCGAGCGCAATAAAATCCACGCCCGATTCCATCAACCCGGAGATGAAGTGGACGTTGCGGGCGAGCCGGTCGAGTTTGGCGATCAGGAGAGTCGCCTTGCGCACCTTCGCCTCGGCGAGTGCGGCGAGTAACTGAGGCCTGTTGATGTGCCGTTTGCCCGATTCGACTTCGGTAAACTCGGCGCGGATGGGCATTTTGCCGGCAAAGCGGCTAACCGCCTCCCGTTGCGCCTCGAGTCCGAGCCCGCTTTCGCCTTGCCGGACGCTCGACACCCGGTAATAGGCGATAAAGCCGTTCTTGCTCGCGCTTTTCATTCTTTTGTACTCGTCCGAAAGGGTTTTGGCGTTTTGTAGGGGCACCGAACGGTTCCTTTCGTTCAGTATGCCGCTACGCTTCGCCTTTGATCGTCTCAGCACATCCCAACAGCGTTCCGGCGAGCCTGGCCGCCTGTTCGGGCGTCAGTTTGCAGCCGGGGGCCAAGCCGCCGTTTTCGTCTTCGACAATCGACGCGCCGTGAAGCACTAAGCCGACGCCATCGCCGTCGAGGAAGACTTCGAAACTGGTGGCGCTCTCATCGGACATCGGTGAGTACCGGCGCCGTCATCGGACTTTCGGGCAAGAGACTCACGAGCAGCGGGCGCGAGCCGGTGCGTTCTTTGGCGAGCAGCGCGGAGAGGGCATCTGCCGGCAGATTCGCTTCGAGCGCTTTTTGCGTTACCGTCGCCACCTGCAGGAACAGCTTTCGTCCGAGAGCTTTCCATGCGCCTGGCACGTCGATGCGCGTTTGCAATTGTTTCACGCCCAGCGTCGCCTGATAGCGTGCGCCGGTCTCGACGAAGAACTCTTCTCCGTTCTTTTCCGCGTACCAGCCGCGAATGATTTTGGCCAGCTCCTCGACACGCGTGAGATTTTGCTTCCACGGCGCGATCTGCGAAACGAGTGCGCCGTATTCATCGACAATCGCACTGCGCAGTTGTTTGTCGGTTTCCGCTTTAGTCATAAGAGTTCGTCTCAATCCAACCCACAGCACCAGCTCAACGCCGGAATCGAGCAGTCCATTTCTTCGCTTTCGATATCGAAGCGTTTGCGCGGCGCGTTTTCTTGGCGCTTCTTTTTCGGCGCGCGTTTGCGCCATTTCGGACGCCGCATGGCGGCCGCCGGTTAGCGGGCCACCGGCTTGCCGGTGCGCATCATTTCGGCGAGACGGGTTGCCCGCGCGCCGACTTGTTTCGCCCAAGCCGAATTCAGCATCTCCGCTCCGGCGCGTTGGTAGTTGCCTTGCGAGATCAATGAGAGGGTGTCGTGAAAAGCGATTAAACCATGCACGCCCAGATTAAACGCCATGTCCACCAGCACCATTTGGCGCACGGTATCCAGCGCCTCGAAGCAAGGCAGCAAGCTCGTGAGCTGCATTTCCATGTCTTCGATGTCGTTGCGGACGAGATAAAACGCTTCGCCGCGGGTGATGCCCTTGCGGTCCAAACAGCGGCCAATGCCGATGGTCGGATGACCCGCGCAGTACATACCTGGCTGTAGCGGTTTGCCGGTCGCATCGTCATAGACGAACAGCTTGAGCGCTTCGTCGTCTACGAGTTCGGAGGCCATGGCTGTGGAGTCGATCATTTTGTCGTGTGCGTTTCCGTTTGCGTTGTCGTCGCCTGGGCGGCCGTCTGCGCTTGATCGGCGGTTTTCGCTTGCGCGTTCTCACTCGATGAGCCGAAGTAATAGCTCATGATCGAGACCCAGCCCGCACCGAGCGAGCCGAGCAGAATATTGAGCACGTCTTTCGACGAATCCGGAACTGATCGCATCGCCATGAAAAGCAGCAAACTGAAAAAGCCGAGCGTTACGCCAAGGGCGAGCACGCGCGGCGTGATGTCTTTTGTGGAGACTTCGCGCGAGCGTGCGTTTGCCCTGTCAGCTTCGGCGAGCGAAGCTATGCTTTCGGCGTTCTGAAATCCGAGCTGCGCCATCTTGACGGCGAAGTCGTTATCGGCCTGATGCAATGCGAGGAGCTGCTCTTGCGTGGCGCTGCCGAGCGCCGCGCCGATGGCATCCTGGCCCGCCGGCGTGTTGCCTTTGGGCGTTAGATTGAGCGCGGATTCAATGACCGAAATGGCTGAGCCCGCCAGAGGACCGCCCACGGCGGCTCCAATAGTGGGAGCGAGTTTCGCGATCACAGTGCCGACTTGTTGCCATTTGCTCATTGTTCAACCAATTCTTCCTCAACCAAACAACTCAAAGGCACGGCGCGAAAGATCGTTTTCACGAACTGCTCGCAGGCCGCTTTATCGAGTGGCTTGCCGGCTAAAAGTTCGAGGTCCTCGCGCGGGATCAGGCGGCGGTGACTCCAGACGCGCACTTCGCGGATCTGTTCCAAAAAGGAATAGCGCGTGCCGGCGAGCGAGTTTGCCTGGAGAGTAGTCGCGCCAACGTCGGCCCGATACTGCGCCGAGACGATGCGGCCTCTGCGGTTGCGGCGCACCACGACTCTCGAGTCCGCCAGCAGGCGCTCGATCATCGATAGCGAATAATCGCGTAGCCGAACCCCGTGCAAACGGGCGCCGTCGGCGGCGTAGGTCGGGATGCGTTTCTGAGTCTTTTTTTCAGGTTTCTTTGTGCGGCTTGCTTCGATTTTGGGCGCGGGACTCAAAAGGGGGTTGCCTCACGAAACAGGTGAAAAGCGCAAGATCCAATCGGTGGATCTGCAGTCGGGAATGTTTAACGAGCCTCCGGTGGGCTACCTGTTCATGATCGGCCCGCGAGCGCCCGATCTCAAGCGTTTGGCCGATGTGACACGCAAAACGACGATGTTTACCCCTGTGGAACCATAGACTTACAAAGTGCTGGTAAATGTGCCAGGATAGGGCATGGTTACACCAACAAGCGCCGACCGCCGATGCGGCGAACTAAGGCCCGATTTGAGTCCGAAAGACCTCGCGAGGGAGCTTGGGATCTCCGAAACGTCGGCGAAACGGCTTCTCCGCGCGAAATCGATTACGAGCTATCGCTGCGGCAAGCTCTGGCGCACCACGCGTGCGCATCTCAACGCGTTTCGCGATAGGGGCGGCAGCGTTCCGGCGATTCCTCCGCCGGTCCGGGGCGGTTCCAGTCTGTCGGCGGTCTAATCCTCAGGCGTTTCGACGAGAAAAGCGACCACGCCTTTTAGCTTCGCGAGCGCCAGATAGGCATGCTGGAATTCGTTGAGCGCCGAGAGCGCCGTATCGTAACCGTTCCCGCAAGCAGGACAGTGAGCGGGCGTGAACGCCTTGCGTTTCTCATCGGACCTCGGCGGAATCCGCGGCACGAATTCGGCCATGTCGAGTGTCACTCTGGTCGCACAGTGCGGACACAGAATGACGACGTGCCGCCATTCTTCAGTCGTGAACGTCTTTTGGTTTGCCACTGTCACTTCCCTCCATTAGCGCATCTCACTTCGTCGCGTCGCACTCATGCGGCGCTTTGCGGTCGAGCTGCGCGCGCGTGATCATTTTTGCGCAACGAGCACCCAGAGCCAAAGACAACCCGAGCCCTCGGCGCTCCGGAAGCGCTCGCGCTCGATGACCGTCACTTGCTGAGTGACATATACCGGCGGCGCGTAGGGCGGCGGCACGTAGACCTCTGGCTGTTTTGGTCGCAGTGACGCTTGATGGCGCAAGCGTCAGGCGTACTACTCCGTAGGTGCTAGAAGCCGTCATTTCTTCTTCGCCGCCTTCTTAGCTCGTTCTTAACTCCCGCCTTCGAGACCGTTCAAGCGGCGTTCGTGGCTCTGCACAATGTTCGTGAACGACTCCATCAAACCCACCAGCTTGTCGATGTTCTTTCCCTGCTCCACGGTGGTCTCGTGTTGCTCATGCACCGAAGCCCGCAAGCTTTCGACGCTCTCGGCGAGCGCCTCGTGCCGTTCGGTGAGCCGTTCCAACCGTTCGTCAATCGTCATTTCGTCTCCCCGCGCAAATTCTTCTGGCTCTGAAACAACGCCATGATGTCGATGCGGTGCTCTTTCTGCAGGGTGATCAGATCTTGGATTTCCGCGCGCTGCTCGCGAATCTCGGCCATCGTCTGCTCATGCCGCTTGTCGTACATCTTGCCTTGCTCCAGCGTTAGCGTGATCATGCTTTGAATCACGTCCTCCATGTGATCCAAGCGTTTCCGGTTCTCGTTCTCGTTCGTGCCGCCGTTGCGATCAGACATTCTTCTTTGCTCCGGTTTTCTTCGCCGTCTTCTTCGGCGCGGCCTTCTTTACGGCCTTCTTCACGCCCGCCCAACGGGCGGCGGCGGCTTTCTTGGCGATCGCCTTGCGCTGTGCGGGCGTCAACTTCTCGTTACGCGCAGTCCTGAGGTCATCAGTAATCGCGACCCTTTGAGCCTTCGTCGTCTTCTTCCACCTCGCGGCAGCTAACGAGCGTCCGGCGTTTGTTTCTTCTTCGCCCATGAATTGAGTGTAGCGTGGATGCTTTCGTACGCATTCGAAAAAAAGTCTTTTTTCCTCTTGTGCTTTCCTACGCACTGAAGCATAATAAGAATGTAAGCAGCAACGAACCGGACGATCTCAAAACCTGCGAATCCTGGAACACCGCCAACCCTGGGGAAAGCGGCCAGGCCAGGGAGTAGAGATCTCCCCGGTCAGTCAAAACGACGAAACGAAAACGGGAGGAACAAACGAGATGACGAAAATAAGCTGCATCGACTGCGATCACGTCGCGGATTCGCGCGACGGCAAAACGAAATTAGCCTGCCGCCGCTTCGGCCACGAGTTCGCGCCGATCTACGAATGCGCGGTGGACGGTTGCGGCGCGCAAGCCGACGACCAGACCGAGCTTTGGATCTGCGCCGACTGCCAGGAAGACTTCTGTGAGTCCCACGTCGTCGATTTGCTCGACGATCACGCCGAGCTGCCCATTTGCCGGGAATGCGGCGACGATATTTGCCGGGCTTGCGCCGTGCCCGGCTCGATCACCGATCCCGACGTCGATGCGCCGAGCCGTTGCGTCTGCCTCGCTTGCCGGGAGGAGGAACGCGCCGCATGAAACGCCCACGAGACTTCTTTCAGACGCTCTTGAACAACGGGCAGTTTTGCGGACGGATCGAGACAAGCGAGAGCCCGGCGGCGGAGCACGAGTTGATCCGCATCGGACGGCGGGAAGCCACGTGTAGCTGCGGCGTCTGGAACGCGCGCAGCGGCGAAGTTTTACAGACGGAGATCACGAAGACCCTGAACGGCCTGCACGCGGTTCATGTGCGGGAAAACCATAAATCGACGAAAGAGGAGAAACGAAATGATCAGACGCGAAAAGATTAAGTTACTGACGGGAGTCCCAGTGATTCTCGGCGTGGAAAACCTGCGCGGCACAGACTCGACTTCCAGCTTCAGCGGCGATGAGACCCGCTTCGACGTGCTCAAGCAAGGCACGCCGTCGCATCTTTACTTGCCGCGCGCTTATGCGGGTGCGATTGCAGCGAGCGGCGCCCAGCCGGGCGACGAGATTCAGGTTTTGAAGACGGGCGTCAACGGGCAGACGCCGACTTACCGGGTACGGCTCATCTCCGACGCCACGCTGGAGGTACCCGTTGTGCCGTCGTCCCAGGCGCAGCCGGATCGTTTCGACCAAAATGTTCAGCAGCAGCAGCCGAACGGCATCCGGATGCTGGCGCCGCGCCAGCAGGTTGCCCCGCAAACGCAGCCGACAGCCCAGGAGGAAATGCCCTCGTTCCGTGCGATGCAGTACAGCCAGCTTTTGCTCTCGGTGATCGACGTCGCCATCGGCGCGGAAGCCTATGCGGCGAAAAAGGGCCGCACCATCCTTTTTAACGAAGAGGACATCCGCGCCATGACCGCCACCCTGTTCATCAATGCACAAGGAGGAAACTAACCATGGCCTCGACCTTCCCTCTTCACAAGCGCCTCGCCCCCGCCCCCGGCATCCGCGACAAATCGCTGTATGCCAACCTCGCTGTGGTTCAGCCGATGCTCAAAACCGCCGTCGCCCGGAGAGCGGCGGCGGTCTCGGAAGCTTCGGCCGAAGCGCGGCTCAAGCGCAAAGTCGAACAAGCGAACACGGTCCTGAACGAACTCGAAAAACGGGAAGCGGCGTTCGGCGCCCAGATCAAAGAATTGCAACGCCGCAAGAACGCGCTCGCCGGGCGGATCGAAAAAATTGAGGACCGCGCCCTCACGCTCATGCAAGACGCCGGCCTCGCGACGGTGGCCGGCATCCGATGCTCGTTCCGGGCCCAGCCCGCCGCCCCTTCGCTGGTCGTCGACGATCAGAGCCTGATACCCGCGGAATATCTGCGCCAGCCGAAAACGCCGCCTCCGGAGCCGGACAAACTGGCGATCAAGGCGGCCCTCGCGAAAAACGACGAACTCGATCCGGCGGCCTGGGGCGTGCGGCTCAGTTCAAAAATTAGCTTGATCCGCACGTAAAAAGAACCCGCCGCCGGGAAAGCGTCCGGCGCGCGGGTTCTTTGTTTTTGGTTTAGCGGACCGCCATCGCGGGCGGCGATTCGGCGGCGATTTGCGCGAGCCCGCACAGGCCGGAGATCCTGGTCGCGATCTCCAGGAACTCGTTCATGCCCGCCCAATCGCGCCGGAAGCCGGCTTCGGACGATGTGCGGGTGAGAGCGGCGACGATCGGCTGCGCGTTCGTCCGGACATAGCCGAGGAGTTTGCGGTCCTCAGCCGTCCACTCTTGCCCTGCGGCTCCGCCCGCGCCCGGCGGCGCCTTGTTCGGGAGCGCTCCGGCTGGGATGCGAGTCGTCGCCGGGGCTTTGGGGTTGGTTGCCATATTCGCCAGTGTACGCCAGATCGCTAGGAGCGGTCCGGCAGGCGTAGCAGCCAGCCTGCGGAACGCTCGACGGCGCGGTTTGGGTGGGCTCGGCTGGGATTTTCAGGGTCGGGGCTTCGGGTGGAGATGTAGCCATGATCGAAGTGTAGACCTCGGGCCGCCATTGAGGTTGGGCGCTCGCAGACGCGATGGTACTTGGCGATGTTGCCGGTTCGCCGAAAAGCGGTTAGACTTTCGGGTGAAGAGCCGGACCTCTTCTCGGGTGATCGTTTTCCTTAGTCAGAATTCTCAATCACTTCGGCATTGGGCCGGCTCTCTCCTCTTTATGAGACTGCCCCGCAGAATGCCATCAAAACCCTTTCGTTCGGAGGCGGAAGCTCTCGCCTTTGCAGACTCGCTATCTTCCGCCGACGCGGAAGACTGGCTCGAAGCCATCGAAGACATGAAGATCGAATACCGGCAGCGCATCGCCGCAGGCGAAACTATTCGCACCACGTCCGGCAATGGCTTCGTGAAGTTGGGCACGAACGGCGAGCTCACAATCGAACGGATTCAATAGCCGATTGTCGCGCGACGGACGCGCCCGGCTCTGCGCCCGTGGCGCGCTGGAGAAAACGCACGAAACCCCTATAAATAAAGGCTGAAAACGTACCGGCCCCCCTTGCATTCTTCCACGATATGAAGGTAAGATAGAGGCTGTTTGGATGCGGGGTGCGGGATTTGAACCCGCAAGGGCATGGTACTCCTTGAACAAGAAACCCGCCCTGTAGATTCCCAATCTACTGCGTTTACCGATTCCGCCAACCCCGCCAAACGCCTAGGGGATCTCTACTTCTTCGGTTTGTTCAACACGAATCGGCTTGGCCGATCGCCTTTTCCTTTTTCACCTTCGGTGGCGAGACCGCGATCGACCAGCTTTCGCAGCACCCGATTGACGGCGTTGCGTACGTTCGTGGCCCGCACTTCATAGCCAGTCTGCGCGAGTTTCGCGTTGACGTCTCTCCAGTCGACCTCTCCAGTCATTGTGGTGACTACTGCCTCTATGGCTTTGGTGATTCCAGTTTCGGTGACGGCGCCTCGTTTTTGCGGGTGGCCGTTTTGGGTCGGGGGAACTGCTTCCGTGCGCCATGAGTCGCCAAAGTGCTTCTGAACGATGAGCTTCATCGCTTCCAACATGGCAGCGGGATCGCGAGCTATTTGGGACGCAAGAGACGCAAGATGATTCTGCACAGCCGCAGGGCTGCAAGATGATTGTGACATTTAGTACTCCTTGAACAGCTAGAGTGTAACCCCAAAGGGCGCACCCAAGCAAGCGGAAAATAAACGCCACGAGAGCGGGGTCAGTGCTTTCGTCGCGGCCACTACAGCAGCCGCAACTGCTCCGGCGGCTCGGGCGCCGCGAGCAACAACCGCTGCTCCGGCTGCTTGCGATGCAACTCCCGCCACAGCGCATAGAGCAGCGGCGATTCGAGCCACAGGGCGTAGCTCGGACGATGCAGGAAATGCGCCCGCACATGGCAGCGCCGGCAGAGCGTGACCATCCAACGGCGCGTCTGCACGCCCGGTTTGCGGTGATGCACCAAAATCAGAAAGTCCGCCACTTCGCCGCAGGCCTGGCACTGATACTCATCCCGGCGCAAAACGGCTTCGCGCTCGCCGCCGAATTGCTCGCGGCTGAGTCTATCGCGTCTGGCGCATTTCGGACAATCGACAGCGCCGCCGCAACCGCAGAGGAGGGAGGTTTGGGTCATGCAAGCGACGAGAAACGGATCGGTCTTGCTCACGCGCCCGCCGCTTTCGCTTTTGCGTGTCCGACCAGCGCGCCGAACTGATCGCGTCTTTCACCATCTGTGCCATTGATGAATTTTTGCAGCCGGTCCTTCGTGTGCGGGTAGCTTTCGATGACGAGCTGCGCGTCCCCCCGCCGCGCGCCAGCCGTCCGACCAGTGCTTCTTGAGCCAGCGCTTGGCGATGGCGAGCGCCGCGGGCCACGTGTCCTGATTCATGCCGAGCTGCTGGAGTAACTGCTTGGCATCCGCCGTTTCGATCTCGTCGAGCACGCGCTGATTCGCTTTCTCGATTTCGGCGTCGATGAGATAGGTGTCGATGTCCGCCTGCGCCGCTTGGCCTTTTGCGACGAACTCTTCGAGAGGCACGTCGATCCGGCTTTCTTGCTTTCTGGCTTTTTTCACGCACTCGCTCCTTTCGCTTTGGGTTTTTCGTCTTCGGCCTTCTTCGGCGCATCGAACATCATCGCGGTACCGCCGCCCCATTCGAAGACGAGGACGCGCTGGCAGTCTTCGCATTTCGTAATGCGGGTTTCGGACGTGATCGGTTTGCCGCAGAGGCAGTCGGCGTGGTAGGTGGAGTGGGTTTTCATGCGGGTTTCCTTCCTTCCGGGATTTGCTTCAGTTTTGCTGCTGTCAGACGAAGCATGTCTCGCACTTCGTCCGCGATGTAGCCTTCGGCCTTGGTGAGTTGCTTGTGCTCTTCAAAGTGTTTCGCTTCCGCCTCTTCGTTGGTGTAACCGGGCAGTGAGCACCAGGGACGGTCTATTCCGTCCTTCGCATCGAACCTCCGGCAAAGCAGTCCTCTCACCTCCGCCAGTCCCGGCCACTTACTAACGCGGTTCACCAGTTCGGAGATGAGCCACTCTAACGCGCGTTTGTGGGGACACATACTATCCAACGCATTCATCAGAACGGCGCGCGAACCCTCGGGAGGCGGGAACTCCATGAGTCGCAGTTGGTCGAATGCATCTTCGAGATCTTGGGGGGAAATCTCCTGTTCGGCCATATCATTCCTCGATGACTTGCCGCCGTTGCATTTTCAGACGTTCGAACTTTTGGAGGGCGGCGGCTTTTTGCACTTCGCTTGCCGGCGGCGGAGTGCCGCGCAGCGGGGCCGTCCAAAGTTTTTTGAGCAGATAGTTGCGCATGGTGGGTGTGAAGCCTCGGGCGAACTGCATCCCTGGCAGGTTCCGCGTTTCGATTCCCTTGGCGGCTTCGTACTGCTCTTCGATGGAAAGCTTCAGATAGAGCTTCTTGTTGCTCTCGTGCTCGCCTTCGGTGTTTTGCATCCCCACTGCTTTAGCGAGCAGACAGAACCCCTTCCAGTGCTGTTCGGGATCGGGTGCTGCTTGCAGATTGCTAGAAGGAGGGGATTCACGCTTCCCCTCTTTCGCGTGAGCGAGAGAGGGGGTAGGGGGTGAGAGTTCCTCCTCTGAACAACTCTGTAAAGACTCTGCATAAGGATAGGCATTCTGTGCAGAATGATTTTCGTTTTGTACAGAAGTCGGGTTTGGCTTCTGTACAAAATTCGGGAAGGAGATCTGTACAGATATACTCGGCGGCCGCAAAAGAGAGAGTTCAACTCCCGGTTTGCCGCGGGCTTTCTTCTTTCGGCCGCGGCGTTTTTTGGGTTGCTCGAAGCCGATGTGTTCGAGGTAGAAGTCTTCGATTTCCTGGCCCGCATCACGGGCCGCATTCATGGCTTCGCTCTTCAATTTTTCGCGGTACTCGCGGATCTTAATTAAGTCCGACACCCTCTGTGTGCGATCAGAAATGTTAAGTTTCTGAAAATAAAGGCGTAAAGCCTGATTTCGTATATCTGTACAGATATACGAATCGATATCTTTCTCTTTTTCTTCGCCTTTGGGATCGGACGGTTTTTTGGGGCGTTTTAAGCGAGGGTCTGGGACGTCACCGCGCAACCAAAAAGCGTCTTCGTCGTCGACGCGGACACGGCCTTTTTCGACGATGCGTTTCATCGCCGCGGACACGTTCGAATGCCTCATGTCGAGATCGGCGGCGATGTGCTTAATACGAATGTCGCCGCGTTCGTCTTCCGCCTTGGCGGTCCGGGTGCGGCGCTTGCCTTTTAAGCCTCCGTGAACGGTCTTCGACCAGAGGTAAGCGAGAATTCTGACGTCCTCCGTTTCATCGAAGTCCAGCAGGGAGAGAAGCTGACGCGGCGCGTTGGGCGTAAAACCATCGCTGGGCGGCGTGTTCATGTCGGCCAGAAGTTGACGGATTTCGCTGTTGCCGATTTCGCTCTGTGTCTCGGCCTGGGGCGGTTTCTTCGCCGCCTGCGTCCCCCCGCCGCTCATACGCGACCCCGCAACACGACTAGTTCTGGTACTAAAACGCTGCGTCGCAACGCATCTGACATAAATTCGGCTCCTCGCAAAGTTGCAGGTTGGGCCGAAAATGCCGCACAATGAAATTGATGCCCCGTTGGCGCAAGTCATCGGCACACGCATCTTCGGTGTGGTTGTTAGTCGCGGTCTTCGTAGCGTTTAACTTTGGCGAGTGTGGGCGCTGTGAAAACCGAATTTTAAAGAGCCGCCGAACCTCTTAGGCGCGGCAAGCTCGGTTGAGAAGCTACAATCGAGGTTGTCGAGTTGACCCCACCCTTACGAGATAGGGGGAGATTAGAACTCCCCATCCCCCTTTCTTTTTCAAAACAGTACCCATCGTGAACTTCGTGGATGACACAGGATTATTGTCGCCCTTATGATCGGGGAATGTCTACAATCGCTAGTACCGTTCCAGCAGTCTTCGCCGAGCAACTCGCCCTGTTCGATGTGGGGTTGAACCTGTCGAAGATCCGCGAAGTAAGAGACGAAATGATGCAATACTCGCAAGCTCCAAACACGCTGAGAGGTTACCGCTTCTCCTGGAAAACCTTCGCCAACTGGTGCCGGGAAACCAACCGGCAAGCGCTTCCGGCGTCGCCCGACAGCTTGAGTCTGTTCGTCATCTGGGGCGGCGTTCAACGCAAACCGAAGCCTTTTAAGCTGGCTCACGTGCGGCACATTGTCGCGGCGTTTAAAGACCGCCATCGCGCGGAACAACTGCCGAACCCGATGAACGATCTTGTGAGAGACTCGCTTGCTGCCGTAGCTCGCAAGGTCGAGCAAGCGCCCGGGGGCAAAGATGCCCTCCCGCCTGAGTATCTGCGGCGCGCCGTGGCGGGTCTGCCCGATAACGTTGGTGGCGTTCGCGACCGTGCGATTTTATTAGTGGGTTTTACGACGGGCTGGCGCGGCGACGAGTTGGCGGGTTTGCGTCTCAATGAAGCGCGCGTTTTTCACGATCACGTTTTGTTTCGGCTGCGCAAGTCGAAGACCGATCAGGAAGGGAAAGGTCGCGAGGTCCGCATCCCGCGAATCGCTGGCAGCCCCCTCTGTCCCGTTGCCGCGCTCGAAGCCTGGATCAAAGTGCGCGGCAAAAATCCGGGCGCACTGTTTCTGCCTTTGAGCGGCGGCCGCGACATGAAATTACGGGAGGGCACGATTCGCGGTAAGGTCGTGTGTGCGGTTGTGCAGAGAGCGCTCAAGCGCGCGGGCATCAAACAGGGCAACTGGGGCGGCCACTCGCTGCGTTCGGGGATGATAACGGCAGCAGCCGAAAATGGGGCCGACGTCATCTCGATTCAAGAGCGCACCGGACACCGGCGCCTCGAAACGATTGCCAAATACGTCCGCTCGGCGGGCGGCTTCCGGCGCGATCCCCTCGCCGGCGTCCTCTAGACTTATCGTCAAATGCTTTCCGCCCTCGCCTTCCTCGCCGTCTTCGCGCTCTCGTTCGGCGTAAGCTGGCTGGCGTTCCGGCGTTTCCGACGTCGTTGGTCCGAAAACAAGCGACAATGAAGGAATCAGTATGAACTCAATTGGATAACCGTCGCGAGTTCTCGCATTTCTGGCCGGTCTCTTCCTCTCGGCCAGGGTTGCGCCGGCGTTGGGGTTTTCTCCTAACGCCGGCGCGGCGGGCTTTCGTTTTCGCAGGGCAAACGAAAACCGATGCGTTAGTACTCCGGGACGTTGATTCCATCCACGCAAAATTGATGTAATGACGTGATGAAGTTATCCGAAGAAGAAACCACGCACACCGTGCTCGACCGCGAGTGGCTCAGCGCAGCCGAGACACTGAAGGTGCTGAACAGGTCCCAAAGCACCCTCGACCGTTTAGTGGCGGCAAAAGACCTCGCCTCGAAAGTAGAGCCCCGCGCTGGCCGAAAGCCGGAGCGTCTCTACAAAGCCGAAGACGTACAGCGCATCGCCAAAGCAGCAGGCGAGACAAGCCGCGCCCCGCGCGGTGTCCGGCCGCCCACCCCTAGCCAACTCGCCATTGCACCGGAAGCCATTTCATCACTTCGTGACGTGACGGCGGGATGGGGAAATGCCGTTACGTCATCACTGCGCGAGCTGATGACGGAGTGGTTGGATGGGCGGGATCGCATCGGTGCGCGCGAAAAACTCTGGCTCACTATCGACGAGGCGGTGGAATTGTCAGGCCGTTCAAGAGCGTGGCTGCTTCGGGTATGTCAGGAAGGACAACTGACGGCGGAGAAGGACGGCGGCTGGCGCATCCTGCGCCGATCGCTCGAAGTCTTCACGGGCGATGCGAGGGCGCATAACGGTCCGAGAGCTTTGAGCAGAGCGGGCGGCGCCAAATGATTCTTACCAACGATGATGGGCTCGCCTTCTCCGAGGTCCTCACGACTCTCCGGTCTCTGAGCCAGAATGTCGGTAGTTTGACCGCCCAAGTAACCACCCTCACATCTGATGTGGGCCACCTGACGACGAGTATGACGCAACTCAGCTCCGACGTGAGAAGTCAGACGTCGCGCATCTCCGAAGTGATGGGGCAACTTGCCGGCTCGCGTTGGATCATCCCCGTACTGATCGGGCTGATGATGGCGTTCGCCGGGATGGTGATCGGCATAATCCTGAAGCGCTAGAGGGGTTTTGTCCATCACGTCTGCCGTGATGACGCAATGACGAAACACTCGGCACAAAAACGAAAAACGGCCGCGCCTCCCGAAGGAAGCGCGGCCGTTTTTGTCCCCGGATGAGAATCGGGGTCAACTCAAATCAACTCGTGCATGTAGGTAGCTCTCAGTGTATATCGATCAGTTCGCCGTCCCGTCGCCGAGATGCAGGCGTATTTCGATGACCCGTATCCGGGCCACGAGCGCGTCGTGGCGCGCGAGGGCGGATTCCCGACGCAAAAATTCGGCGTCCACCCACGTCCGCAAGTCTTTCGAATCCTGCGTGCGCGCCTCCACCATTTGCAGTTTCAGGTCGGCGATCGCCAGGCGCACCTGATTGAGCAGGTACGCGTTGAGCAGTCCGAGCACGGGGAAGACGACGGCGGCGACGGTAGCGACAATTTGCCAGGCTTGCATGTCAGATACCAGTGGGAACGGCGGGCTGCGTAGGGAGCGCCGCGAGCGTCCCGGCGATGACTTGGCGGAGCGCGAACCGGTAGGCGATCCAGGCCGGCGGAATCGTCACGCCGTGTTCGAGGCAGCGGATGAGCAGGGCGTCGCTTTTGTTGTGGGTCGTTTGTGCGGTCAGTTTCAGAAGGAGCGCCGCTTCCGCGCTGGCCAGAGCGGCTAAGGCGTCGGCCGTAGGCGCGGTCAGAACCCCGGCGACTACCGTGTAGCCGGAAACGGCGAGACAGGCTTGCCAGTCTGCGTCCGCGATGGCGAGGACCGTCGCGCCGGTGGGCGGCGGACTGTCAACCGCATCGTAAAAGCCGGTGATGGCGCCGGTCGAGGCGGAGTAACCCGCGTATTTTTGTGACATTTAGTTTCCTACCGCGATCCAGTTGAAGTTCGAAGTGACGTAAGTGTTGGTCGCGATCGAGCGGGCATAGATACGCATCTGGGACGCCGAGTAAACCTGCGGCGTCAAAGAATTGCAACTGGAGGCCGCGCCCGCGCCGCCGTCGTTGGCGACAACTTGAAAGCAAGTATTCGGAAACGCGAGCGTGAAGTTGACGAGATCGCCGTTGCCAGTTGGGGCGTTGCCCGAACCCCACTGCAAAATCAGACCGTACGGCAGCTTTTGATAGCCCGCGCCCGGTCCCGCCAAGTAGAGCGTGAAGTCCGTGAACGGGGTGAAGCATGTCGATACCCAGGACGTATTGGGCACGAGGGTCGTGCTGTCGTAAAGCGGAGGCGTGTTGGTGATCGCCTTGACCAGATTCGCGAGAGTGTTGACCACTATGTTGTTGGTGGTCACCAACGGGAAAGAGCAGTTGTACAGGCCCGACGCGATAGCGGCGATGACATAAGCCGTCGTCGCCACGTGCGTCGAATCATCGCTCGCCGCCTGCGTCGGTGCGGTCGGCGTGCCGGTGAGGGAAGGACTGGCCAGCGGAGCGTAAAGGGCGAGGGCGGCCGCGAGATCGACTTCGGTAACGACGTTGGCGAGAACGCCGGCGAGGGTGGTTACGCTGGCGTCGGAAATCGTGTAGCCTTTGGCGGAGAGCGAATCGCCGAACGCTTTGAGGAATGTCGAGAGTTGGTAAAAGAGTTTATTCGCCGTCGCGCTCGTAAAGATCGACGGGTTCGCGGCGCCGCCCGTGCGTTGGGCGTCGGAAGTATAAGCGGAGTCGCTTTCCTGGTTAGTGGCGGAGGGATTCCACTGAAGAATGTTGTTGGACATGTTGAAAGTTCCTTAGGCCCAGTGGCCGTGATCGAATCCGGCGATGAGTGAATTGTCGGAGTCGAAACCAAAGGCGGGCAACGTGGTGAACGTGTAGTTATAGAGGACGGCTTGCGGGCGAGGGACGATGAGACCGTTTGTGATCAGGTCTTGCAGAATCGAAGTAAACGCACCCGCGAGAATGATGGTCACCGTCATGTTCTGGCCGTCCACGATGACAATTCGGCCGCCGGGAAACAATGTTTGCCAGATCCCTTGCAGGCTGTCGATCGTGCCGCTCCACTGGTTCTGCGCTATGCGCGCTTTGAGGTAAATGCGGTACGTCGCATCGTCGAGAAGCGGCGGTACTCCGCCGCTCGGTTGAAACGGAACGAGTCGGTTCGCGCCGATGAGAACGCCGAGAATGTCGAGCTGCGCGCCGGTAGCGGTATCGAGATTGAAGTTGGCGTCGAAGCTCTTGAGGCAAGTGCCGACATCGTCGAGAATACCGAGCGGCGCGGAGAGCCAGGCGAGCAGCTTCGGCGAGCTTTGATATTCGGACGTGAGCAGGCCGGTGTAGTAACTCACCGGCGGAGGGTTGAAGTAGCCGCTCATGCTTTACACCACCGTCAGAACGACGTTGCCGGAAACGCCCTGCGCAACCTGGTTGTAGTTCATGGCGAGATCCGCCGTCGCCGTGGGCGAGGCCGAAGTGCCGAGCGTCAAAGCGCGAATCGAAAAGATCGGCGAGTCCGGATTGGACCGCGCCGTGAGTGCGGCGCCGTAGAGTTCGCTGAGGACGACCAGTTCGCCGATCTGCAGCGAATTCAGATAACTCACAATGGCGCTTTGGATCGTCGCCTGCACGGCTGTAGTCAAAGCGCCGGTGAGCGTCACATCATGCACGCTGAGACTTACGTAAACCGGCACATAGGTGGGACGGCTGAAGCCGATTGGCATCGTGGCCCCTGTGAAAGCATCGGTGACCGTCACCGTGGTGGTGCCATTGGTTAAGCAGCCGATGCCGCGATTGGCGAAGATGGCTTGGGCCACGCTGGCATCGACCCCGCCTTCGACGACGGCGGTGATCGAATGAACCGGCGTGCTCCAAGTCGGCGCGCCCGCAGTCACACTGTTGGTCGGGTTTTCGATGACGTTATAGCGGGTGACGCCGGAGACCGCGGCAATGGCGGCGATTGTGCCGGCGAGCATGGTTTGACTGGGCAAGGCCACCGAGAGCGCTTGCCGGGCGCGGAATTGGGAATCGAGTTCGACCGGCTGGCCAGGAATCGCTTGCGCGGGGTTGTTGACAGATCCCCAGCCAGCGGTCGGCGTCACGATGAACGAAATCTGACTAGCGCTGGCGGTGATGGCGCCGAGTGTTTGACAGGTAACAAAGACGCTGATGCCTGCGCTCGGGATCGTCACGCTTGATGGGAGATTCCAGAGGAATCCGTTCGCATCGCGGACGACGCCGTTTGTAACGGTGACAGGCCCCCCGGTCCAGCCGGAACTCCACATCAGAGTGACCGCCGCCGTAGAAGCGGAAGCGGCTTTGCGAACGATGCCGTTCACTTTCACGATGCCATCGAGCGCCGCGCCGATGGCGCTGAGTGGCGACCTCGCGTTGTACGCCAGTTGGCAGCAGGCCATCGTATCGGCGCACTTGGCGGCAACGGCTGAAATCCATTGGTAGTCGGCAGTATCGATGCCCAGGTAAGCGTTCTGCGGATAGATGGTCTGATATTGCGCGAGCAAGTCGGCGAGAATGTCCGCATACGCTGGAATCGTGAGGCCAGCCGAGCCGAGCGAGGGAGCTGTGTAAGCCATGGTGTTTCGTTTTAAGAGAGAGCCGCGCTAGGCGGAGTCGGTACGTTCGTGCTGATGGTCAGAGCCCCGAATTGTGTGGCGACGCTGCAGGCGAACGAGAACCCTCGCGTCGTCGGGTTGTAACTCGTTTGCACGTTTGTTACGCCGCCCGGCAACACGTAGGGTGTCCCAAGAATTCGCTGCTTCAAAAGGAGCGCGATCGCGTCGGGATGCTTCCCGGCCCCGCTCACCCCCAAAATTTGTTGAAACAGCGGCGTGCCGGCGTTGGTGTTTTCCCACCACTCGCCCTGGAAGAGCTTCAGGCGCGTGACGATGATCTGCCGAACCGCGTCGATATCCGAAAGAAAGTTGCGCTGGCCATTGCCGTGAAGCGGATCGCCGTTGGCGTCGAGCGCGCGTACTCTGATGGTTGCCATAAGAACTGAGGGTTTGGCGGGATGACGAAATGAGGTCTAGAGAACGGGGCCGCTGGTTCCGCCGCCCGTTGCGACACCGGTGTGTTTGTGCGTAAGAAAATCTTTTCCTTCAATCGATGTGTGGCCCGCGCCGCTGATGTTGACCTGCGAACTTGCCGTCACGTTTACCGTCGGCGCAGTCACGTTCGCGGCGCTCGATGCGTTCACTTGCACCGTGGGCGCGGTCAAAGTGATTTGACTTGCGGCGATATCGACGACGACGGTGCCGGCATCGTTACGAAGCTGCGCCGAGCCGGCCGAGTAACTGGCGAGAACGCGCGGCTGACTCCACGGCCCCGGTATCGCAAACCCATCGGCAAGCGAATGCCGCCGCCGTTCGAATTGGTTTTGTTCGCCGCCTAATTGGTGCCAGGCGTCCATGCAGCTATCGCCGAAAATGACCAGAACCTCATCGCCTACCGCGATGGGCAACGTGAGCGTGTAACCGCCTGCGCGTGGCAGCACCACCGGGACATTGACTAGCAGCGGCAATGGTTGCGTGGTGGGAACGCCCCCAACCGAATTGACTTCGCTGATGGCGGGTTGAACGGTAACCGTTTGTTGCGTGGCGTCGAACGCCGTCACGATACCGGGCAGCGCAACGCGCAGCGCCTTGCCGTGTGAGGCGAGGGCGAGCTTCCACTGCGAAACGGGCGTATTCAGCCGTTCGTCGATGCCGAGGCCGCTACTGAGTGGCGTTGGGTTGCTCATGTGCTTACTGCCTGGAGCTTGGCCCAGTCCGGCGTGACCGTGGTGATCTCGGTCTGCCAGTCGTTGCCGCGCGTGTCGCCCATGTGACGAATGCCTGCCACGATGAACGCGCCGTTCGGATTGAAAATCGGCGGAAGCTGGCCCGGTATGTTGCGGACCTGATTGACCAACACGTTTTGCACGCTCACGAGCGACTTCAAACGCACGCCGGAATCGAGCAGCACCCGAAAGTTAACGCCCTTCTCGGTCTGTTGCGGTGTGCCGAGCAGCGTGTATTTTGTGTTGCCCGATTGTGAGCCGCCGGCGCTGAAGGGCGGCGCGTAGATCCAATCCGGCGTGTCATTGTCGCTGGTGAGAGGGGAGATGTTCAGGCCGTTCCAACCGATCCACATTTGCATGTCGTTGTCTTCGGCGATGCGATCGAAGAATTCGCGCGCAATGGCGGAAACGGCTAGCCCGCGCGGGTACTTTTTCGTTTCAAGCGCCGGATCAAGATATTCGATGGCAAGCGGATGCGCGCAGCTTCGGGCCACCTGGCGTACCGCGTCGCCTTGCGTTTGGCCCGCCGCGATCGTGGTATTCACCTGGCCGTTGCGGTCTTCAAACAGTCCCACCACACAGTGCAGCGTGAATTTGAAATCGGTGTCGTTGGCGCGCTCCCAGATCGGTTGCAGCACAGTGCCGCTGAAAATCAGGCCGCTCCCCGGCGATTGATAGCCGGCGGTCAGAGAGACCAGGTCGCCTTTTTGCACGACTTGGGCGAAAGCGGCACTGAAATTAAAGACGGCGATGTCGGCGAACCAATAGGCGCTGTTGGCGTACTGCTCGATTTCGAAAGTGCAGCGCAATGCTTCACCGCCGCTGCCATCGGGAATCGTCCATGTCTCACCGCTCGCTTGCGGGTTGATGGTCAACTGCCACGCTTTACCAAAGTAGTCGGTCATGCCGCGGTCGAATCCCACAGCAGCAAGAAGTCGCTGCCGAGATTGGTCGAGTCCGGGTAGTCCTGCGCCACACCCGAGGCGTTAATGATGTACGCGCTGCCGATGGCGAGATAAGCGAACTGCGCTAAGAGGTTCGCGGCCGGCCACACGCCTGTAATCAGCGGAATGGAGTCGACGAGCGGGTTGCCGTTTTGATCGTCGATCGTCAGCACCCAGTACTGCGCGATCTCGTTGAACCCCACGGTAAACTGCAACGTCAGATAGGCGCCGTCGACGCTGAGCGTGACAGTGAGCGACTGAATTGGCGCATTGGTGAGCGGGACAATCTGAGCCATAGAGATCTACCAGCTACCCGATGAACCGTGGCCGTCGGATGTGCCGCCTCCGAAACCGGACCACTTCCCCGCGCCAGGCACAGTCGTGGCCGCCGTTACGCCGTTTTGCGTTGTGATTCCGGACGGGACGGCGGCCGGATGAACCGTACCCATGGGCGTGCTGGCCGTGGTTTGTGGCCGAGCGGGGGCGGCGCCGGCCAAGTCGTCGGCCGAAGCCGTGACCGCGCCTGGCGCGCTGCTGACGCCACCAAAAAACATCTGCCCGAAGACGACGGTCGCGCGCAGGCCGCGCAGCGTCTTCACACTGTCGGTCGGGCGGATCGACTCAATGAGCATGTTGAGATAAGTTTCAAGGCGCGTTGTGAGCGTGACCAGGGTGCGCGCCTGTTGCAGGGACACGAGTGTCTGATAAGCCGAAATGCTTTTGGACGCCGCGCCGGTCCAGGAGTTCGGATAGAAGCTCTGCATCGCATCGCTCATGCCGATTTCGAGAGTGACGCGCGCTGGCAGTTGATAAGCGTGATCGGTGATGCTCGCAACGGGCGACGAGGCGCTGGTTTGAATGGGATGCTCGGTCCGCCGCAGTTCGCGCGCGTGTTCGATCCGCAACACCGCATCGAACGCATAGACGGCGTACTGCGTCGTCGCGCTGGCGGGCACGGTAAGAATCGCGGCCGGCTGGCGACTCCATTCAGCGGGCCGCCAAGCTGCGGACTGGTTTGGGATAGCCGAATCGGCCGGAAATGGGCGAAAGATCGTGGACATGGAGTTTTTAACCGGTGGGCGCAAACTGCGTCATCGTGCGGTGCATCTGTTTTTGCTGCCGTTCGAGCGACGAAGTCA